CGGGGGCCAGCTTCTCCAGTTCCGTGACCAGGCGCTTTTTTGCCTGGTCCGTCATCGGCTTTTTGATCCTGTTCCGCATCGCCTCGAAGTCTTGCAGAGCGGAAAGCAGGTCAGCGTCGCCGGAGGCGAAGTCCGCAAAGATAGTTTCCTTTGTTTTCTTTTCCTCTGCTTTGCTTTGCTTTTCTTTACTCTGCTTTGCTTTTCTTTTATTTGCATCGGTTTGCTCTGCATTTGCATTACTTGTGGATGCTCCGCTGCCGTCGTCGGCCTTGCAAGGCTGATTTTTCCAGCGTTTTTGCGCCGCCTCCCGGCGGAGGTTGGAGATGTCGTCCACCTTCCCCATGCGTCGGAGAAGGGAAGCGGAGTAAAGATACTCGCCGTCGTTCACCAAAAGCGTGTTGCCGTTTTCTGCAAACTCTGTGCAGCAGTCTGTGATGATCTGCTCAAGGTGGGATGCTTCCACCTGCATTTGCATAGCAAGTGTATTCCAGATGTACTTGTTCACGGACAGCCGGTACTCTGGCTGCTCCCGGAGTATCTCCACCAGCATGAAGTACACCCCGTACCCCTCCGCCCCGTAGACGGAGCGGAGGGCCAGGATTTTGGGGTCGTTGCGGGCGTTGCAGTCGTGGGAGAAGAAATAGGCGTCTTTCTCGTTGGTCTTGGGCATACGGATGCCTCCTTATGCAAGCGCCTGCTGCCCCGTTGCATCCTCGAAGATGCCGTCGGGCAGCTCCGGCGCGGTATTGCTGCTGGGTTCGATGACCTCCCCGGTCTCCGGGTTGGCCTCCGGAAGGGCCTCTGGCGCGTTTTCGGGTGCGTCCAGGTAATTCTTGCTCCCGTCGGCACCGATGGCCGCCTCGTCGCTTGCAAGGGCTTTCTGGAGGTCAATGGACATGATGCCCCACTTGCTGATAAGCTGGCGCAGCATCGTCTTGCAGGCCATCCCGTCGAAATCCTTGTACCAGAAGGAGGAATACTTCCACTCGTCGCCCTTGGGGTAGTTGCCCGCCACGAAGTCGGCGTAGGACACGCGGCTGTACCGGGGGTCCTGGGCCTCGCGGGCCTCCAGGTGGAACGCCTGGGAGTAGCGGTCCGCGTGGGCCAGCATCTTGTCCTTGCTCCAGTACAGCACCTTGCGGAAGCCGTTGTTCAGCTCGAAGTAGGCGTAGTAGCCCACCACGGGGCGGCTCTCCCGGTCTCCGTCGTCCTCCAGGAACTCCAGGATGGGGCGGCGGGTGAAGCGGTCCCGGCCTCTGTACTCGCCCTCCACCACGGGAAACGCGTCGATGTCCAGGTATTGGCCGCTGCGCTCTGCAAGCTGGATGTAGCCCTTGTAGCCGAGCTGGAACTGGGCCACGGTGCCGCGCTTCTTGTCCTTGTAGGGGACCATGTAATACTGGCCGAGCTGCGGGGAGGGGGACAGGTTCAGGCTCTCACCCAGCAGGGCGGCGGTCAGCACCGTCCCGGCGTCGCACTCCTGGAGGGACGGGTTTACGGCCACGGCGGAGCTGATGGCAGCCACGAAGCGCCGGGCGCGGTCCGGGTCTCCCAGGGTGTCGTTCACGAGTTTCTGGTACATCGGCGTCTGGATAGCCACGCTGAACTTGGGCTTGCCGCCGCTGCGGCTCTGCAAAGAATTGTTCACGGCCATGATTAAATCCTCCTATACGAAATGTTCCGTTCTTTCAGCCAGCGGGAAAGCTCCGCCGCCTGGTCCTTTGTCACCTGGCACTCAAAGCGCAGCAGGTAGATGGCCTCCTCCACGGCCTCACCACCGCCGGGTTCCCAGGTCCCGGCCTGGGCCGCATTGGCAGCGGGGTCCGGGGTCTGCTCTGCACCCCGCGTCGCCTCTGCCTTGCGCTGTTCCTCTGCCAGGTTGGCGGCCTGGGCGGTCCGCTGGGCCTCGTACTCCCGCAGGCGCTTGGCCCGCTCCTGGAGGCGGGAGCGCTCCATCAGAGCCTCGTTCAAGTCCAGGTGCTCCAGGTACTTGATCTTGACGGCCTCGGCAAACTCGCTCTCCACGGTAGCCAGGACCTCCAGATCGGACGCGGCCTTGTCCTCCGCCGCGACGATGGCCTCCCGGACCTTCTTCATGGTCACGCTGGTGTTGTACCAGGTGTCCTGCCACAGCTTCTCAAAGGGGAGCAGCGCCCGCAGCTCGCCCACGGTCTCCTCGTAGATTTCCAGGATAGCGGCCCGCTTGTCCGCCCGGCGCTTCTCCTCGTACTCCTTGAGCTGCGCGTCGATGGCGGCGATGGGCTGGTCAATAAGGCCCACCAGTTCCTTCACCTTGGCCTCGAAGTCGGTGTACGGGGCCATGCACTCGCGCTTGACCTCCTTGCGCTTGTTCTCCAGGGCCTCCCGCAGCTTGTTCAGCTTGGCGCGGTCCTCCTTGGCACCCTTGATGCCGTCCTCTGTTACCACCAGGCCGGTGTACAGCGCCAGGCTCTCCGCAAGCTGGCCTTTCAGCTCCTCAAAGTTGAAGTCTATCGTCTTGGGCAAAGTCTCCAGGCTGTTGCCCATCACAAATTCCATGCTCATGTTGTCCTCCTGTTCAGATAGGCGGGAGCTTGAGATTTGGTTTCTGCCGCTGCTCCACGCAGCGCCAGAAGGGGACCGCCTCCCGCCGGATGATGGCGATGTCGTCCTCGGCATCCGCCCGTTCGATTTTGTAGTGCCGGGTCTCTTTCCGGTCCTCGCCCTCCGCCGTGGTGTATTTGATCTGGGCCAGAAGCTCCACGAACTGCCACCCGGCGGCAAGCATCTGCTGGCACACCTGGGCGTAATACTCCGTGGGGATGCGCCCCTTCCAATGGGTCCAGCCGGTGGAGGAGAGGATTTCCGTGGTTTTGATCTCCAGGCCGCCCAGCCGCCCGGTGGCGGTTTCCTCCAGCTCCCCGTCCGGGGTGCAGGTGATGAAGGGCAGGTCCTGGTGTTTGATAATCTTGTAGGGGGTGAAGCTCACCCGGTATTCCGGGTGGTCCAGGGCGAAGAAGGAGCGCAGCAGCGGCTCCGCGTCGTTGCCGTAGCGCACATAGGGCTTGTCCCCGATGTCCTCCGGGATGACCAGCCCGCACTTTTCCTCCCAGAGCTGCACGTTGGTTTTCCAGGGGGAGAGGCCCAGGAGGGCGGCGGCGTCAGACGCCCCCAGCCCATCCTTGCGGGCCTCCAGCCATTCCGCCCGGTCCTTGCAGATGATGACCTGCGGCTGCATCACATCATCACGACGATTTTGCCGTCCTTAACCTCCTGGGCCAGCTTGTCCTCGAAGTAGGCCGCGATGCTGGCCTTGGCCGTCTGCTGCCACATCCCGCCGTCAGCCTCGAACAGGCCCACGTTGCCGTCATCGTCCAGGCGCAGCAGGAACTCGCTCACCGGCTGTTCTACCTCCAGGAAGGTGCGGAAGGGGCGCAGGGCCACGCGGGGCTTGACCTGCACCAGCGCCTTGAGGGAGACGCCCTGGCGGGCCTCCACTTCCTGGCTCACGCCGTTGTCGCGGGTGGTCACACCGCTGTCCTTGCTCATGCGGGAGAGCAGGTCCAGCAGGTAGTCCACGCCGGGGCCGGGGGAGAACTTGCTCCGCAGCTCAATGATGGCCTGCTCATACTCCCGGAAGCCGTCACGGAAGCCCGGAACGTCGCATTTCGCGGTATAGAGGCTGTCGCGGCACATCATGTCGTCGTAGGTGGTGAACACGGAGACCGTGCGGGCATCGTCCACGCGGATGAACACGGGCAGGTTCTCGAACATATCCAGCTCGTTGCGGACCAGCTTCACGATGCTGTCCAGGCCGGAGACGGAGAGGTTGGCAGGGCGGTCAATGTGGGGCTTGATACGGACCAGGTCGTGGTCAGAGTAGGTGTCGCCGTGGATGTTGTAGGTCTTGTTGTCCTTGAGGGACACGAGGTACTGGGCAAATTCTTTCAGCATGATGAATACTCCTTTCAGATCGTGGCGTTATGCCTGGCGTTTGAACTTCAAAATTTTGGGGTGGTCCTGCTCCTCACCGTCGAGGGCTAACTGGCCGGGGACCTGGGGCACCATTTCGGCCACCATCAGTTCGCCGGTGCTGGGTGCGTTGGTGATGTAGAGGCTCGTGGTCACGGGGTCCGTCGGGGTCAGGGAGCACTTGGCCGTGCTCTGCACCGTGATGGTCCGGCGGTCCGCGCTGGGGATAAGCTCCAGGGTCACGGAGATTTTGCGCTTGGCGGTGGCCTTGGTGTTGGGGTCCAGGATGTTGTCCATCACCTTGCCCATCTCATAGTCCACGCGCTCCAGGATTGCACCCATTGACATCTCAAGGATGCTTTTCTTGTCCAACTGGTCACTCATGCGGTTTTATCCTCCTTTTTGGTGGCCCGTTTCCGGGCCGCATATTCTCCTAACAGCCGCTTGAGGGCTGCGTCATGCCAGCTTTGCCAGGACGAATACCCGCACACCTGGAGCAGATCGTCCGGCAGGCTTGCCGCGAACTCGCGGCTGATGCGGTAACACTTGCGGAAGCGCCCGGTGGGTGCGGTGGGCGGTGCGGTCTCCGTCTCGCTGGCCTCGCTGCGGCTCTCTGCTGTCGGCAGCGCCCCCAGCAGGTCCAGGTCCTCCGCGTCGTAGAGTTCCGTCCTGGACGCTCCCAGGACATCCTCCAGGGCCTTGAGCTGGTCCGGCGTCGGCAGGCATACGCCCTTCTCATACCGGCTTACCATGCCCACGTCAGCCCTGGGTTCCGTTTCTTTCAGTCTGGCGGACACCTGCGGCTGGGTCAGACCCAGCACCATCCGCCGCTCTTGTAGTCGGTTCATGCTCTACCTCCTCTATCAGTCTGATTTGTTGGAAGAAGGGGAAGAACTGGGGCGGGCACACCGCGTTTCCGAGGCATCTAACTCTGTCCATCCAGTTGGGAAGCCCATCAACCATTCGGTCCATTCCGGGTTCAGATTTCCAGTACCCCCCCCGCCAGGTAAGCCACTTTCTGGCATAGAAGCAATGACCTGGTGGATGTCGCGTCCTTCCGCAGGTGCCGGGCCAGCCCCGCCGCGTCCATCGCCGTCGGCGTGGGCCACGATTGCAAATCGGTATCTTTGGTGCGGAGCGCCGACGCCGCGAGCTGGAACCATAAACGCCCGTGCGGTGTAGCCTTTACTTTCCAGGTCAGAAAGCACATCGTCGAGTGCCAGATTGAGGATGTTAGCAACATTCTCTCCAATGACCCAAGCAGGCCGCAGCTCGTCGATAACTCTAAGCATCTCCGGCCAGAGGTAGCGGTCATCGCTCTTGCCTCTGCGCTGTCCGGCTTTGGAGAAGGGTTGGCACGGGAAGCCGCCGGAAATAATGTCAACTGTTCGTAGTCCGGTCCGTTCACAGAAACTCTCCTTTGTCAAAGTCCGAATGTCCCGCCAGCGTGGAACGTCCGGCCAATGTTTCTCCAGGACCCTGGTGGGGTAGTCGGCCCACTCGCATTGTCCCACGGTGTGGAAGCCTGCCCACTCGGCGGCCAGGTCCAGGCCACCGATGCCGGAAAACAGGGAAAGGTGGGTCAACTCCATATCAGCTATCCCTCATACGGGCTTTCCAGGGACCAGTCCCAGGTCTGCCCGCCTTGCCATTCCGTGGTGAAGTAGTTGTGTGCGCCGTCTCCGGTGAAGTACAGGTACTCCTTCGGCAGCACCCGGCCCACGCTGCCCACGCACTCCTTCTCGGCCATCCAGCGGGCCAGCACATCCTCCACCAGGGCCAGGATGTCCGGGTCCACCGGGTTGCTGGGGTCGTAGCCGTAGAACTGGCAGGGCTGGGTCGTGATGCCCTCCACCGTGTCGGCCCAGAAGCGGTCCCCACTGTCGTAGCGGTTCAGCACGCACCAGATCGTGGCCGCCTGTTCCGTGGTGGAGCAGCCCCGCGCCTCGCCCCACACCATCTTTGCCAGGGCTACCTTGGACGCCTCCATCGGGTCGATGGCCTCCCGGTCCTCAAACTCCAGCGTGATGGGTTCCAGCGCGGGTGTCTCCGCCGGGAGCGCCGTTGCCGTCACCGGCACGGTGGCCTCTGGTGTCTCCGGCTCTTGTGGACGCCCGCTCCAGGCGAACGCAGCAGCCACGGCCAGAAGGGCCAGCGCCAGGCAGGCGGCTCTCTGCATCGCGGCCCTGCGGCGGCGCTGCTGCCGCCTCCGCCGTTCAGTCCGGGTCATAGGTGCTTCTCCTGCGGCGGTACAACTCGTCGATAAGGTCCGTGTCGCTGTAATCGGCCAGCGCCTTGCCCTCGTCCTCGGTCTCAACCGATACAAGGATAGAGGATTTCAGATACAAAGCGGGACGCGGCGCGAAGTAGACGCCGCACACGCAGTAGTCGTCCACGGCGCCGCCGGCGCC